TGCCACACCAGAGACTGGGGGACCTGCGTCCAGTCGCCGGCATCGGTGTCGGGGTCGGTGACGGTCATCTCGTTGAGGTACTCGTTGATCTTGGTGACCATCTCGATGCCTACGGATTCGGTCGTTGACTTCTCGACGATGTTGGTGGTGATCTGGAAGACTGCGAAGTCGGGGTCGGCTTCGAGGCCGTTCATTACGTTCTCCATCCGCTGACAGAGGTCGGCGACGGATGCGGCCTCGTAGGTGGGGAGGTTGAGCGAAGAAAGGCGCATTGCACGCCACGCCTGGTAGGCCGTGGACGTATCGAGCCCGACGTTGAACTCGTAGCCCTCGGAACGACCTGCAGATACCAGGTGTATCTTGCCGCGACGGAGATATACGCCATCGGAGATGGTGCAGGAGTCGTCATCGCTGAGCGGACGTGCAGCCATGTCCACACGGTGCGCCTGCCCGAAGATCTTGGCATTCTGCGGCGTGCAGGGGACTGTGACGGGGATGGACTGCGAGCCTCGGTCGTTGGTGGCGGGGTTGGTCTCCTCGAGGGCGAGGCGGAACTGACTGGAGAGGTCGAGATATCCGCGTGAGGTCTCAATCTTGGTCATCGGCGGGTGAAGTAATTACGGGCATTGTCTAAGGTGCGCTGCTTATCCTCGAGGTCGGTGAGCACGACGTAGGCACGGATCTTCTCGATGGAGCGTGCAGCCTGTGCGAGGTCGCGGGTGGCCTGGGAGAGGGCAGCCAGAGAAGGCTGGGACTGGAATGAGGGCGAAGGCGAAACCTCCGCTTGCTGAGAAGTGGGGCCTCCCTTGGCATAGCCGTGGAGGTGCTGCTGACGAAGGGCCTCGATGTTGCCGATAGCGTCGAGGACGAAGGCATCCTGCATGAGGAACTGAGGCACGACGTACTCGTTGCGGTGAACCACGCCTGCCACTTCGAGCGTGCCACCACTGCCTGTGGGACCACCCTGAGAGAATCCGTTCTTCAGGGCGCGGGTAGCGGTTGCAGGACTCGAAGATGACGAGGACGAGGAACTGACCGATTCGGGGAGGGACTTGATGCGCTGGTACTCCTTCCAGGCTGTGGCCTGCTGCATGAGGCCTGTGGCTCCGATCATGGCGGCGGCAATGTTGCCGGCAATGGGACCGAGTTGGGCGTAGGCCAGCATGATGGCGACAGCCGTGTCGGCAATGATCTGAGAGGTCTTCACAAGAAATTCAGAGAGGGCGTACTTCTTCTGAATCTTCAGCTTGGCGTTGGCCTTCTCGGTCTCGAGCTGTTCGGTCTCTCGGCCTTCGTTCTGTGCCTGCTGGATGAGGACATCGTACTTGGCATCGGATTGGGCGATCTCGTAGTTGGAGATGGACGACACGAGGTCGGTCATCAGCTGGGAGTAGTACTGGGCATACTGGGCAGCATACTGCACCTGCAGCTGCTTCTTCTTTCGCTGGTACTGCTGCTCGGTGATGAGTTCCTGACGCTTGAGATGCTTGAGCTGGAGGAGTTCGTTGTCGAACTGCTGCTGCCACGTTACGCCCACCTGCTGCTGGAGCTGGAAGAGCTTCTGGAGATAGTCGTAGTTGAGCTGCTCGAGTTCCTGGTTCTCCTGACGCTTGAGGTTGGTGGCGTCGAGCTTGTTCTGCTCAGCGAGGGTGATGATGGCATCGTAGGCGGCCTTGACCTCCTGGATCTGTCGCTCGTAACGAGCCTGCAGGCCTTCGAGGCCTGTCTTCTCGTCGGCCATGCGTGAGAGCTGGGCCGTGAGCTTGAGACGTTCGGCTGCAAGATGGCGGGACTCGGTGAGGATCTGAGCGGATGCCTCCTTGACAGCCTTGACACGGGCTTCGTCGGTCTTCCACTCGGCGGCCTCGATGTTGTCGAGGTTCTCACGGGCGAGACGGACACGTTCCTGAGCCACGGCGGTCTCGACTGCCTGCATCTCGACCTGCTTGGCCACCTGCGAAGCTGAGGAGCGACGGATGATATCGGCCTGACGGTCGGCAGCGTCTTCGGCCATCTTGAGGCGTTCGTCGTAGCCCTTCTTCAGTTCGTGGGTGAGTTCGCGGTCGGACTCCTTGGCGGCTCGTTCGGCTTCGCGGGCTTCGGCCTTGGCATCCCTCATCGCCTGAGTGGTTCCACCTGTGAGCAGGCGAAGACGTTCGGTCGCCTCCTGGATCTGCGCGTTGAACCGTGCCAACTTGGTGGAATCGGTCTCAGCGTCGCGGAGCTTCTTGAGTTCCTTGATGTGCTTCTTGAGCTGCTCGATGTTCATCATCTCGATGTCGAGCTGCTCGTTGGCTGCGTTGGCGGCATTGGTGCCGGATGTTCCTGCCTGCTCGACTGCATCCTTGATGTCCTTGAGCTTGCCTTCGAGGTCAGCGATGGCGGCATTGGTGGCATCGACGGCCTCCTGCGCCTTCCTCAGATCCTCGGCGGCGGTGTTGACCGGAGTATAGGCAGCGTTGCCGCCACCTGATATGATGACGCGGCCGGGCGTGTATGCCTTGGCACGGGAGCGGGCCTCGTTGACTGCTCGCTCCTGTTCGAGGCGCTTGTCGTAGAGCTTGTCGAGTTCCTGCTGGGTGGCTTCGAGGTCGATGCCGCGTGCCTTGGCTGCCAGGTATTCGTTGAGAGCCTTGGTGGATGCCTTGGTGAGACGGCCTTCGCGGTCGAGTTCGATGTTATAGAGACCCGTGAGCCTGCGAAGCTCGTCAATCGGGGTCAGGCCGTTGTTGACTTCTCGGATGAGCTGTCGGATGGGGTTGATGGTGTCCTTTGTGGCTGCGGCAACCCTTTCCTGGACAGCGGCCTCGGCTGCGAGTGTGGCCTTGACCTTCTCGGTAACTCCTACGAGGTTGCCCAACCACTTGACGAAAGCTGTGAGCGTGTCGATGACGCCCTTCATGATGCCTCGGCTGTTGTAGAAGTTGAGCATCAGACCCTCCCACGCGGACGAGAGGGACTTGAGCGAGCCGGAGACGTTGTTGGCCATTTCGTCGGCCATCGCGTTGAAGGCATCTTCGGCACCGGTGACTGAGCGGTTGAGTTCGAGGATGGTCTTGCCACCTTTCAGGAAGGTGTTGAAGGCTGCGACGGAGCGCTTGTCGGTGAGTTCGAGCGTCTTCGCCAGGTCGATGCCTTCCTCGTTGAGCTTCTGCAATCCATCTACCAGCTCGTAGATATCGGTGACGGGCTTGCCAAGAGCCTGGGCGAGTTTGCCGTTGGCGTTAGCCAAATTGAGGAGGATGTTGCGGGTGGCGGTGGCTGCACTGCTTGCCTCAAAGCCTGCATTCGACAGGGCACCGAGGAGGGAAACCGTTTCTTCCAGGGAAAAGCCGAAAGCGTTGGCGACAGGGCCGACGGTGGACATTGCCGACTGGAGGTAGGAGAACGAGAGGGCCGACTTGGTGCAACCTACAGCAGCGGAAGCGAGGGCGCGTTCTGCCTGGTTGGCATCCATCTCGAAGATGCGGAGGGTGGAACCGGCAAAAGCTGCAGCACTGGCCAGATCTGTGCCGACGGCCGTGGCGAACTTCAGTACAGATGGCGTCATCTCCTTGATGGCCTGCTTGCCGAAGCCCAGCTTGGCGAGTTCGATCTGCAGGGAGGTGACTTGTGAGGCGGTGTAGGCGGTGGTGGCTCCGAGTCGGCGGGCTTCGGCCGTGAGGTCTGCGATGCCGTCCTTGGTGGTTCCGAGGATGGCTGCGAGGACGGAGTTGGCCTTCTCGAACTCGATGATCTTGTCGATGGCCTGGCGGAAGGCTCCGACGAGAGCAGCACCAGCAGCTACAGCGAGGCCACCGAAGAATCCCGTCACGGCCGTCCTGAGACCTCCTATCTTCTGGAGTGCTCCGGCAAAGAGGCCAGTCG